CCATCCACGGACGGAGTTTCATGTTCAGCTTCTCGTGCGAGAACATGTTGATGAAGTCCGAGTTGATGAAGTAGATACGGTTCGTGGTGTAGCCCGTGGACGTGTCGATGGGCACATGGTTGTCCGCCACAATGGGAACACCGTTGTGGAAGCACTTCAGCCGGAAACCAGCCGACAGCGGCGTGTCGGTCACGTACTGCTGCTGGCCCTGCTGCTTGACCATGTAGTACAACACGGACTGGGTGTGCGCGATGCCGAGGTCGGGGGCGATGCCGCCGTCCACGGCCTTCATGAACACCTTCTGGACGTTGGCGTAGGTGACGAGATCGTCCGCGCCGCCGAGCGACGTGACGTTCCCGCCGAACCACGTCTCGGTGCCCTTCGCCAGGCCCGCGTAGGTCGCGGAACCGGAAAGCGTGCCCGAGGTGTTGTCCAGCGCGTGGTCGAGTTCGTTGATGATCGTCGAAGAATCCGTGCCGCCACCCGAGAACAGGTGATCGGACAGCATTTCTTCGGCGCCCATCCGGGCCGCCGCGAACTTCACGGTCATAATGTCGTGAATCTTCGAGGCGCCCGCGATTTCCAGTTCATCCTGGAGGAAGATCGTGACCGGCCAGTAGTAGTACCGCCACGTCAGTTCGAGGTACTGCGCGTTCTGCTCACCCGAGGTGTCGAACACGGTGCCGCGAGTGAACGCGCCGCCCTTGTTATACTGGTAGATCGCGGAATGGCGGATTTTCGTGCCACCATCCAACTTCTTCCCCTTCTGCATGAGAAGGCGCAGCGCGGGAGCCTGATCGCCAAAGTTCGTCGTGAACTTCGGCATATACAGTTCCTGCGCCAACGCATTCAGTTCGGTAGTCGTAGCCATTGCTACTGCCTCTCCTTACGTTGGGAGGCCGAATCGCACCCTAGACCTTTCCGAGAACTTCCGCCCAACGGTTGCGCGCATACGCATCGTACTCGTCCTTCGACATCTTGGAGAGGTCGGGAGCCGCGCTCGGAGGCGCGGCGGTTCGAGTCGGTGCGGGCGAGTAGGTGGAATTGTTTTTCTGGATGGCTTCCGCCGCGGCTTTCGCCGCCTGCTCGGCCTTCCAGGCAATCACCTGCTCGCCGTAGAGCGCCATGTAATGATCCCGCGCCGAACCCCACTTCGAGTTCAGGACCGCCGAGGTGACGGAATCCGCCATATCCTCGTCGAGCGGGTAGCCTTTGGATTGAAGGTCGGAAAGTTCCTTCTGGATACGTTCGGTCCTCAATTGTGTCTCAACGGAGTCCAGGCGTTGCACGACCGGATCGTACGGCGCGAGCGGTGCCGGGGTGGGCTGGTAGCCGTACCCGGCGGGCTGGAACGAATCGGGTTGTCCCTGGGCGTAGAAGTTGCGTACTGCTTCTCCTACCGCTTCCCGGAACCCGTGTTCGTTCTGCATGGCCGCATCGAACGGTGCGAGTCGTTCGTACTTCTGCTTGAACTCGGCCAATTCTCTGCCCTGTTTGCCGAGCGTCTTGCGCGCTTCGGAAAACTTCGACTCCCAGTTATCGAGAGTCCAGTCCGGGCCGAACTTTTTCAGACGAGCCTCAAACGCGCTCACATCGAACGAAGGAGAACCGTTCGATGCCGGGGTTGAGTCCGCAACCTGCGCGGGGGCGGGTTCGCTCGGGGCGCTGGTAGTGGTATCAACGGTCGGGTTGGCGTTATCCATTTTCTAGGTACCCTCCATCGGCAGGGACTAGATGCGACCCCGGATCGGGGGAGCGTTTTGCGCCGCCGCGCTTGGTAGCGCGGAGTAGCCCAACTGCTCGGGACCCTGGGATGCACCGGTCGGTGCCGGTTGATTTGCACTTGCGTGCATTTGCTGCAACGTGAGGAAGAACCCCTTGATCGCCGAAAGGTTCTCGGGGGTAATTCCTTCGCGTGCAAGGGCAGCCGTCGCTTCCGCGAGATGCGCGGCGACTCCACTGCCCGAACCGCCCGCCGGAACCCCCGGCGTTGCGGGTGCGGGGGCTTGTGGCCCCTGCGGAAACATCTGAAGGACGGGGTTTCCCCGCCCGCCATTAAGCGGAAACATTCTGTCCTACCACCTGTAGCGGGGCGGGTGCGCCGCCGCCTTCTGCCGGGGGAGGCCCGGCGGGTAACATAGCCACCTTTTCGCGCAATCTCTCTACAAGAGCGTCTTTGCCCGGAAGGTCCGTCTGTTCCACGATGTACGTGAAGAAGTCTCCGTAGAGGGACGGATCCTGCATCGGTGCGATCCGGTCGAGCAGTTGCATCAGGTACTGTTCCTGGGACCGCTGCGATGCGGGCAGGTTGAGACCTGCCTTGACCCGGTACTCGAACCAGTCGGACCGCATTCCCACGAGGTCCACGTCGCCGGGGTAGTGGAGGCCGCGGATGTAGTAGAGGCCGATCATGTCGGTAATCTTCCGGGCCATATCGCGGAACGTGGCTTCGAGGGTGTACGTCTTGAGTTTCAGTCGCCCGCGGACGAGTTCGTTGATCTGTTCGATGGCGTACCCGGACCGCACATCGCCGAGCATCCCGCCCGAGAGGATTTCGGGGTACCCGGAAACGCGGTCGAAGTCGGCCTGGATGCGTTCCAGGTTGGCGAAGGCTTCGCCGGGGATTCGGGGTCCGGAGATGGATTTGATTCCTTCGACGGATGCGACGTTGACGATTTCGCCGGGGCGGTTGGTCAACTCGGACGGTTCCAGGCCGCTGCGTGCGTCCACGAACAGGCGGTCCCCGGTGACGGAGAAGTTCATCGCGTCGGTCAACTGGTTCCGGGCGGTGTCGTAGATTTTCTGGATGGACACCAACTGGTCCATCTCTCCGAGGGGCCACTCCGTTTCCATGGACATGTTGACGTACTCGGAGTACGGGAATGACGGGAACGGGTTTGGCCGGTCCTCGAAGATGACCGGGCCGGAGAAGCGGATATACCTCCCGGTGGGATACTGGCGGTAGTGGCGCTTACGTTTGACGTAACTGCCTTCTTTGGGGTCCTTGATCCAGCCGAACCGTTCGACGGTTTCGGGGTCTTGTAGCCAGGCTTCCACGACCGGGACGCATTCGCGTGGCGACTTTCCGCCCATAAGGTCGTAGTAGACGGACATTCCGGTTCCGTCGGTGTGGGTGCCTTCCATCCCCATATCCACGGTGTAGGTTTCGGTGGGGGTTTGTGTATCTTTGGGTGTGAACAGGCGCATGATTTCGTCGCGCTGGTCCGGGTAGAGAAGGAGCAGCGACAACTTATCCATCATCGTGATCTCGAACAGGTACGAGCAATCCCGTACCCGGTACTTTCCGGGCTGGAGGACGAGGTTCTTGGCGCTGACAACATCGAGGCGCACGTCCCCAACGCCGGAGTTCATCCGTTTGTCCCAGGTGGTCTTGATTGCGCCGCGTCCGTAGAGCGAGCCGGTGTAGAGCAGTTCTTCTTCGCGTTCCGGGAACTCGTTTCGGAGCATGATGCTTCGGATGAGTTCCTTGAGAATCTTTTCCTGGGGGAGGATGGAATCGTGCCGGGCGGACGGGTCGATGCTCGGGATGTCGCGCATGAGGACGGACACCATCGAGAGGTAGAAGGCGTAGATGTGGTTGGTGCGGGTGTCGGCCTTCCAGGATTCCTGGGGGGAGACGGCCTTTTCTCCGAACCGGGACTGTTTCCCGCAGAAGTAGGTATCTACGTCCTTCCAGCGGGTTCCGATGATCTGCTCTTTGGCCTTGAGCGCGTCCGCGTAGAGGCCGTTGAGCAGGTCAACCTGTCGCTTCCGGGCCTGGGACGGGCTTGTAGGAAGGATGGGTTGGGTCGTATTTTGCTCGGAACTCGTCACTGTCGGACCTCTGGCGGATTTCCGCGAGTTTGGCTTCGACTTCCTGGGCTGTGGGTGCGCCGGCGGCTGGGTCGCCGGTGAACTTCCCATCCATCCCGGGCTGGAACACGTGTTTCTGGAACTCGGACTTTGACACTTCGAGCAAGCCCTTTTCTTTCAGTAGCATCGCCTTTTCCCGGCGGTTCTTGACGACGACGCCGAGGGACTGGTCGAAGTAGGGCTTGAAGTCCTTCGTGGTGTACGGGATGCCGATGATCTGGTGAGCGAAGTGGCCGCAGCGTGGGCACGGCTCTTTCAGCCTATCGGCAATCGTGTGGAAAGCGTCCCACCGATGGCCACAACACTCGTAGTCGTACAACGGCATTCGTATACCTGTCCACTTTTGTGGACACATATACCCCGTTGGTGCGCTATGTCAAGCAAAATATGGGATAGCGGAATTGGTGGAAAACTAGTAGGCGTTGCCCCAGTCGCCGTCTTTCTTGTGGAGGTGGCGGCCGGATTCGATTTCTTCGATGAGGCGGGTAGCCTGGTCCTTGGCTACCGCGACCCTCCGATCCACGGGTAAGGTCATAACCTGTACCCCGTTACAGATTGCATCGAGGCAGTCCTTGTACTTGGACTTGGGGAAGTCGAGGAACTCCTGTTCGAGGAAGTTGACGCCGCGGGGCAGGAAGATTTTATGGGCTTGCCAGAGGCCGGCGAGTTTGCCTTTGATGCGGTCGTCCTTGTTTCCGCTTCCGCGGGCGGAGGATACCCAGTCGATGACGGGGAACAGGCGGGTTTCGACGCGCTTGCGCTCGAACTCGGTAAACAGGTACCGGAAGTCGAACTGTTGAACCCCTACCCGGATGGCCCCGTACAGTTCGTACATTTCCCATATCCGGTCGGTGAACTCTTTGACGCTACACTGTTCCCGCCAGATATCCATGATGTAGATATTCATTCCGGCGTCCACGGTGAGGACGGCGACGGCGGAGTAGTTGTCGGTCTGGCCTTCTCCGAGGCGGACTTTCTCGTCGGAAATCCAGGCGGGGTCGGCGCCGATGACGGTGTAGGTGGACTTGCTCTTGATGTTTTCGTCGATGACGGTATCCCGGTACCGGAGATCGCGCCGGAGGAATACGCGGTCGGACTCTGGGACGGGGTTGAGGAGGTACTGAGCGGCGTAGACTTGTCGGCCCTGGTGGGATCGAATCTCGTCTAAGGTCTTCAGGGGGAACCGGGACTGGAAGGCGGCTTTGCGGACGCGGGTTCCCTTGCCGTCGTCGAGGACGGTTTCGTACTCGGCGGGGAGGTACTTGATGCGGAAGTGGGAAGTCTCTTTCTCGGCGTTTTTGGCGCTTTCTTCGATGCGGGCGTAGATGTCGTCGTAGTGCCAGCGGGTTCCGCAGATCAGCATTTCGCGCAGTGTGTCGTCGCTTCCGGGGTCCAGGATCGAGTGGAGCAGTGTGTACAGTTCCCAACACTTGTCCAGCTGGTCCCGGGAGAAGGAGGATGCGAAGGCTTGCAGGTCGTCTGCGACGACGGTGTTGCAGTGGAAGCCGGTTCGTTCGGCGCCGAGGGCGATCGTGAACACGGTGGGGTCTTTGACCGAAAGGCTATTCTGGAGCCGGGAGGTGAGCATTTCGGTACCCCAGGATCCTTCGACCCTGCCGGTGGGTTTGTGTTTCCCGAAGCGGGCTTCGAACTCGTGCGACGAGATCGACGACCGGATGGTTCGGACGAACTGTTTGGCGAGTGGGAGTCGTTCGGAGGCGATGGCGATCCGGATGTTGCAGGATTCCCACTGGTTGGAGACGGTATCCTGGGCGATGCGCCAGGCGGGGAACGCCATACTTGACAGAGATGACTTGAATGACCCTCGGAAGGCCATGAGCATCCGGTAGGGGGTGAACACCTTTTTCCCGATGGGGAACTCGTCTCCCTCGTCGGTCCGCATGTACCCGGTGACGTAGGGCATCATCTTTCCGTGGAAGTCGTCCTCCAGTTCCCGGTACCCGAGGATGTCTCTACAGAACGGAAGGAAGCCGTCTTCGGACGTGTAGGCGATGGCTTCGCAGGCGAGGGCTTCGGCGATCTGGTTCTCGGCGCGGTGGCGCTTGGCCCGGATCATCCATCCCTTGTACCCGATATTACCCTTGACGCGGCTATCCTCGGGGTCTAATCTTGCGAAAACACCTTCGGGGGTACGTTCGATGTTGCTTTTCTTGCTGATTTTAACAAGCGGGTTCTTCATCCTGGCTGCCATTCGCCTTCTACAGGTCCGACCGATCCGGTTCGAGTTTCACGTGGAACACCGTAACTTGAACCCTGTTTACCGTCAAGACGAAAAAGAACTCCGGGAGGACATGCGGGCACAGGACTGGATGGAACGGCACCGGACCGAAAAAAAGAAGAATCCCTCTTGACACCCGGACCCGTTCCGGGTACATTCCTTTTGCCTCCGCATAGAGGCTCCTTTCGGGTGGAAGCGGCTCCGGGCCCCAATACCGGGGCCGTTTCCTTTTACAGACCTACCTAATCCCTACCCAACTACACAACATCTCCTTCAACAACACAACCTTACCCCACGAAAAACCCTGTTTTCAAACACTCCCGCCGTACAAACTCCGACATACCGTACAACCCCCAAAACCCGCCCGTTGTCACACAACAACTTAGAAGATTTGTGTGGAAGAAAGAAAAAAGCCTTTGACACCGCATCCGGTCTTGACGTACCCCTGTATCATCGGGGTGTGAGGGCGGGGGTGACGGGGGCCCCCTCCTACCCGCGGGACCGGCCCTCCCCAGGTCCCGCATTCCCGTGCCGCCGGACGCGCTAGGCCGCCCTCTACAGCGAAGCCGACGCGCGGTCCGGCCTTCCAATACCTCTTTCCCAACCCCTCTCGTATCATAAAAGTGTCCTCTTTTGTGGACACATCCCCGCCAACCAACCCGTGGTTGTGGATAACTCAACCAAACCACTGCCACTAAACCACTTCCACAATCCGCCCACTGTGGATAAGTAGCCCGCCAGGTCCACACTCACGCGGTGGAGTCCCTCCCCCACCACGGGCCACGGGACCCCCGGGCCTGCACGGTACCGCCCCGGCCGGGCCGGCCGGCGGGCGGGTTCGGGCCGGCGGGCGGGCCCCCATACCCTCGCATCGGGCAGGGGTGCCCGTGGCGGAATCCCGCGCCAGCGCGGGGCGGTGTGGGAATCCCCCCCTACCCGAGGGGGCGGGGGCCAGGGTAAAAGTGTCCTTATAAGAGGACAGTTTTTCCTGGGTTTGGTGGGGGTTGGGGGGGTGACGGGCGGGGTCGGAGAAGTCTCTGCGGGTTTGCAGATTTTTTTTAAAATCCCCCTTGACAGGTTGAGGGCGTTGGGGTATAGTATATGTGTCGGTGGCGATGGTGCCCCGATGACCCGAAAGGACAATATCATGGAAGCAGCACTCATACTCGCAAATATCGGCATAGCACTCGCCTGGGTTGGCGTCATCGTGTGGGGCGAGATCGCCGACGGGATCGCCGCGGTGAGGGAGCGCCTGGCGGATCGGGACTAGGCCCTATAGTGCCGTGGGGCGCGCATACGGGTACCACGCGCATGACCGAAAAATCAACCCGAAAGGACGGACACACCATGAAATACGTCATCATCAGGCGATATCAGTACTACGGGCGGGGCTGGGGGCAGTGGCACCTTGTCGGCCAGTACTGGCCGGGCGCCTTGGCGCGCGACGGAGGATACCTGCACGAGACGCGCGCGGACGCCATCGCCCATGATCGGGCACTGTTGCCCTGTCTCCCGTCCGGTGCGGGAGCGTGCCAGACGCGCGTGGTGACTGCGATCTCGCGCGAGGCAAGGCGCGCAACCCGGAAGGAGGGCTAAAGCCATGAAATACTGCATTACTATCCCCTACGGGACGGGACTGTTCGAGTTCTACCACGACACGCCGGAAAAGTGCACGGTAAAGGCGATACTCTGGTATCGAGTAGCCTACGGCGTCACCGACGAAGCGGCCAGGGCGGCTATCCGGCGGTTGCCCGTGTCGCGCGTGACCGACGCGCCGGAAATCTTCTACCACAAACACTATAAGCGCGAGATGTGCGCGCTCAATGCCGGCAGCAAGGTGGCGCGCGGCGGGGGGTGTGTCGTCAACGGCGAAGGGGATTGCGGCGGATCGGGCTGGTACTGGCGCGATTGTGGGACCGTGTACGGTCCGTTCAGGACGAAAGCGGACGCGAAACGCTCCAGAAACCCAAGGTAAACGAATGATTGCCAGCGCATACTTTCACCTTGTGCTCGTGTGGCTATACTGGGTCATGCGGGGGCTCTAAAGCAGATTTTTTTTAAAAATCCCCCTTGACAGGTTGAGGGAGTCGGAGTATAGTATATGTGTCGGTGGCGATGGTGCCCCGATTACAACATAACCGCCCAGACCCGATTATTCGGGCGCAGGGGCGCGGCTGCGAAACTAACGCGCACCTAACCCGAGAGGAGCAAAAGACAATGGGAGAATACCTGTGGTTCCGGTTCCCGTGGCCCGATGAAGACGAACCGGGAAGTTTTCCTTCGGCGTATCGGGAGGTTGCGATTCCAGACTCGTTCGACGTGCCGTGCCCGCACGGAGAGACAAAGCGTGATCACCCACGCGCTTACCTGGTGGCGCGGGGGTTGCGTGGCAACGTACTGGTGCCGGTGTTGAGGTGCGGCGGATGCCGGGCGATGTTCCGTATCGAAGACCCAGCCCAGATCGAAGCCCTCGCGTATGCGTTCCGGTCCCAAGCCAACGATGACCAGAAATACAACCGCGGCACGATCTACGCTTCCCACGGGTACGTCATCGCGGACCGCATCCTCGCGGGAGCCAATCTAACCCCCAAGGACTAACAGCCGGACCCAAACCCGAACCCGAACAGGAGGACTGACAATGTACCGCAAGATATTAGACCGCTCCACTGCTACCCGCGATGATTGGCTCAAGGCCCGGCTCGCCGGCGTAGGAGCAAGCGAGTCATACCGCATCCTCCACGGATCCCGCCTGGCCCTGTGGGCCGAGAAGATCGGACTCGTGGAGGTCGAACAATCCCCGGCGATGAAGTGGGGCGCACGCGCCGAAGCCGTGATACTAGACTTTTTCAACGATGAGCACCCCCAGTACCGCGCCGAGGCGTGGCCTGCCTTGCTCCAGTCCGATGCGTTCCCGAACCTGCTTTGCTCCCCGGACGGCCTGGTCCGATCCGATGACCGCGACGGCCCCGGGGTGTGGGAAGCAAAAAACTTCGCTATCAAAACCCCGGACCGTTACATTCACCAGGTGCGCCACGGCCTCGCCGTGACCGGGTTTCAGTGGGGCGTGTTGTTCTCGCCCTAC